CCCCAACGGGGTGCCCTTGGGGAATTCGGCCAACATCATTGTTTTCTCGTTATTCTCCGGGTTTGGTGCGGAGATAACATAAAAATACTGACAAGCGAACGGCATAGGCCCAGCGCCATGCCCTTGTCCCCGGTTGTAGTCCGTCCGCAACTGGATAAGACGGCCAGCGCGGGGAAATGCCGCCTCATGCCTTCCGGGGAGTCTGAAACCGTGGGGGACATCGGCCCACCTGTCTAGGCCGGGCAGTCCTCGCGAGCGCATAGTGGCGCAACGGTTGCGGTCTCCGGCCTTGTGGCCGTAGAGCGGGCATTGGTCTCTGTCCCACTTCAGCGCACCGTCCGGGGTGCGTGTGAGGGGGGTAGTCTTCACCGTGTGCTGAATAGACGCCGCACGGCAATTGTGGTGGGTGGGGGTATGTGACATGTTAAATTTCGTCCCCTTCCTCGGAACATCCGCATTCGTTGCCCATCGTCCGCCCATCGTCCGTAACGCGGGAACATGTCACGCCAGAGCGTCCGCACATGTCGCAAAGATCGTCCCCGGTCTCTTCATCGTCTTTGAAAAAATGATCGTGGGCATAGGGTATAATCACCTCTGCCAAACGGCGGGGGGATTCAGTACACCGTGCCATCTCTTCCGGCGTCCAGATAATCACGCAGTAGCCTTTTTCCCGCAAGCCGTCGATAGCGGCCTGTTCTTCCGTGGTGTAAATGCCTTCCGTGTCTTGGGCGGGGAATTCCGGCACCCCGGCAGCTTCCAACAATTCCACGTCTCCGGGGGCGATGTGCTTCACAAGCCCCTGCAATTCCTGCAATTCGCCCGTGCTGATGCGCTCTGAGCGCAATTCACCGCGCAAGTATTCCAGCCTCTCAAGGGCTTTGTTCGTCTTGTCGTAGATATCCATGTGTTCCTCTCTTCCTTTTGTGGGAGTGTTGCCCTCCTGACAATCAAGCGGGCCGGGGTTTGCTAGTAGGTAAAGCCCAAAGACTCCATATCGCTCTTAAACTCCGCCATAAGCGCGGGAAGACGGGCCAGCAAGGCCGCTTTGAGCGCGTCCGGTTCCTGCCAGAGTTCCGCGTCCGTTGCATCCGGCCAGATCGCCGCACGGCGGGCCGCGTCCAACTCCATGGCCTTGCCCTTGCCCTCAATCATCCAAGGGACATATTTCACGGTGTAGCTTTCCGAGGGGCATGCGTCCGCGTCAACGTATTCGGGCAATTTGGCCGGGGGTTTTTCCAGCTTCCAACACAGTTGGCCGGTTTTCCCATTTCTCAGTTGCCGTGTCTCTCCCGCCCGCAATCCGTTGTGGTCACGATCCCCGGCAAGGTAGAGAGTGTTTGCAAGGTAGTGCAGGGGGCCGTTGCTCCCGCACAAATGCCATTTAAGATATGGGGCCAGCTTCGGGAAAAAGCGGGCGATTTCCTCGTGGATGCACCCGCCCGAAATGAACCGCTTGCCGTCCGGGGAAGTAATCTCCCCGGTAATGCTGAATGTGTTGTGACCGTTGCCGCAATCATCACCCCAGCGGACGGTAGCCACAATCAAACGGCCTTGGGCAACCTTGAATCCGGCCCGCTCGTAAAATTTGCGGGAGAATGTCCTTTTCTGGCTTGATGTGCGGATGCTGGCGGGGAATGTTGTCTCTGACATGGTTGTATTCCTTCCTGGGGGAGAGTATCCCCACATGGGTTTTTGTTCCGCGCACGTGACAGTCACGTGCGCATACTGGCGTGATAGTGCCGGGGTTTTAAAACTTACGGGCGAATGTGATCGCAAAAACTTGCGGGCCGTTGAGTCTTGAATTAACCGGCGTACCCTCGCCCCGCCTTATCATCGTGCGCGGGAACGGGGTGCGATGCAATTCGCATTCGTCCCCGCCGTGCTGGAAAACAGAGCAATACCCGTGCCGGGGAAGTTTCCGGCCAAGTGACGCCATGAGGAAGTAAAACCCGGTATCCTTATGGCGGGCTTTAGCGCGGGCGAGGATAGCCGCGCCGGGGTTTTCCGGCAGCTTGTCGTTATGTGCCATGTTAGGACTCCGAATAGGGCGGGTATTCCGCCCTTTGTTGTGTGTATTCCGCGCCCGTGACGGTCAAGGGCGCTTAGTGTTTCAGTCGATAATCAGGGAATTTACATTAATTCCCATACTTCGATCTTCCGTAGTGATTTCACATGCGTCTACGTCACCGCTGAGGCCGGTTACGTCCCCGCTGAGGCCGGTTACGTCCCCGGTGAGGCCGGTTACGTCCCCGGTGAGGCCGGTTACGTTCCCGCTGAGGCTGGATACGTCCCCTCGAAGGCCGGATACGTCCCCGGTGAGGCCGGTTACGTCCCCGGTGAGGCCGGTTACGTTCCCGCTGAGGCCGGTTACGTACCCGCTGAGGTCGGATACGTCCCCGCTGAGGTCGGATACGTCCCCGGTGAGGCCGGTTACGTTCCCGGTGAGGCCGGTTACGTTCCCGGTGAGGCCGGTTACGTTCCCGCGAAGGCCGGTTACGTTCCCACTGAGGCGGGATACGTCCCCTCGAAGGCCGGATACGTCCCCGGTGAGGCCGGTTTTTTTTGTTAGTGCTTTTCTCATGTTGATTCTTTCCCGCCCTCTGTGTGGGCGATTTAGCCTAGGCTTTTGTTGTGTGTATTCCGCGCCCGTGACTGTCACGGGCGCTTAGTGTTTTCTTGACAGGGGGGGGATTTTGCCCCGCCTACGCTTTCCACGCCTTGCCCCCGATAACAATACTGACCGATTTAAAGGGCGCTCCGGTCACTGCATGGCCTCCCGATGAATTGCGGCGGGCAATTTCCAAGTGACAAGGCATCCAGCCAGTTGACTTGCCCACGATAAAGCGGCGGGTTTGCCCGTAACTGTCAGTCACTTCTACCCGCTGGCCTTCCTTGCCGGTCAATTGCGGGGACAATTCGGCGGGGCAATGCCCCGGCTTGCCCGCTTTTTTCAAAAGCTCTGACTGTTGCCGCCCATGCTCCATCAATTGAGCGTATTCCATATACCCCGCGCCCGTCCCCCTGACGGGGAAGGAGTATACCGCGCCATAGGGGGAACAATCCCCGCCTGTCTCCAAAATCCAGTCAGCAACCACCCGCGCCCGCTTTTCGGCCACGTCCCAGCCAAGGCAAGAATACCCCGCGCCCGCCTGGACCATGAAAAGCCCGTCTGATGATTTGACAAGCCCGTGCGGGAAAAGCGCCGTAAGGAAGATGCACAAGCGCCCGTGCAGGGCAAGCGACTGACTTTCGTTGTAGTGCGCGGCCAGCGGGTCAAGATTGCCGCGCCCGTCAAAATCGCGGGGCATGTTGACCGCGCCTAAACGGTGCCAGATTTCCGGCACGGTCATATCCACCGGGGGCATATTTGCCGCCCGCGTGATATTGCGCCAGCGCTCTTCATATTCCGTCAAGGCCGGGGGCACGGTGTATGCGGGGGTGCGTTTGCTCTTGCTCATGTTGCAGTATCTCCGAATAGGGCGGGGCATGGTGCCGCGCCGGGGTTTTTACTTCCCGCGGGACAATCACGGGCGCTTGTTTCCTTTGCTTGTCTAAAAGCTGCCTAAGCCCTTGCCTATGCTCTTTCATCAAGCGTAGTTTTTCTTCCATCAAGCCGATTAAATCATCTAACGATTTCAATTCCGGGTATTCTGTCGGTTTTTCGGACATGTGTCATATCTCCAAATTAGGGCGCTTGTTTCCGCCTGTCAATCTTGCAGGGTTACACCGTCCGCTTTAGCATTGGCGATACTGCGGAAAATCTCCCGCGCTTCCCCTACCACCGCGTTTAGGCTTTCCCGTTCCGCTAAATCGGTAGCCGCTTCCATGCGGGCCGCTTCCGATACGCGCTTATCCGTCATTGTATCCACTAGGTCAAGTATGAAGCGCAAGTTACCCGCAAGCCTTTCCAGTTTTTCGGCATGTTTTTTAGTCATGATTTTAAGGCTCCCGTTTAAATCCCTTGTCGATAGCCCCGGCACGGTGCCGGGGCTTGTGTGTGTGTCTACTCTCCCTGACCGATGATTTCCGGTTGCGTCCGCAGGATAAAATCCCGGATTTCCTCCCACGAAATTTCATGGCAACCGGCGCGGATTTTGTCCCCTGTCAATTCGTCAATTTTGAATGCCCCGAATTTGGGCAATTCGGACAATTCCGCGCACCGGGCCGCGCTAGTATCCATGCCTTGACGGATCGCGGTCATAGTGTGGAAAATGCGGGTGCAATCTTCCGGGCGATAGGGGAATTCCGCGCCCTTGGACGTTTGAACTACCGGGCAATGCCCTTCCCCACGTGATTTCAACCGCAGCATGACCGGCAGGGCGTACATATCCAAGGCATAGGCCGGAGCGCCGGGTGTACAGGGGATAATGGTTGACGGGCTTTCCCCGCGCTTCCATGCCGCGCAATACACCGGCGCGTATTCCGCACGCGCAACGGCAACCAATTGGTTGATCCTCTCCCTTTCCGCGGTAGCCTCTGCATTGCCTTTGCGGGCTTGCGCCCGTGTCAAGCCCGCCTCTTTGCGCAAGCGGGCATAGAATGCGGTGCCTTCCGGGGAAGGGATTTCCCCCGTGTTTTCCCCGCCGAAAGCCTGAACCGCGCCGCGCAATTCCGCTTCCGTGCAAAAGCCGTCAAGCGGCCATGCGGGCGCGGCGGGGTTAAAGAGCCCGTCAAAAACCTGTACTGTCTCAACAGTTTGAAGGGCGCGGCGGAAAAGCCCGCCGGTGTACTTCCGCGTCCGTGCGGCGGCAAGGCAAGCGTTTTTAGCCGCTTCGATAGTGTATGTAACGGTATTCCCCAGATATTGGGGGGATTGACCGCCGTGCCCGCTTCCCGCGCCCAGAGACAGCCGGGGCAAGTGAGATACGGCGCGGCGAATGTCTGACTGGTGGCCGCTTGTACTGGACGAATACGCGGCAGTGTCCAGCAAAGCGAAATAGCCGCTTCCGTCCGCATTCATGTTGTCGTCAATGAATTGCTTTGCGCGGGGGGACATGCGGGCATATTGCTGGAAAATGTAGATTTTGCCCGCGTCAATTTCCGGCGTGTAGTCCGGGGATTTGACCGGCGGAACGGCCACGGTCCAGCCGATAGCCGTGCGGTACGAAAAGAATGTTGTCACGAACGGCAAGGCGTAAGGCCGTGTGGTGTATTCGTACCGGCAATTTTCCCCGCCTTGACCGGCCTCAAACCCGGTTTCGTGCGCATGTGCGCCCGCATGGTATGCGGCTTGCCCCGTTGAGTGTTTCCGGCGGAAACGCCCAATGTAACCGGGCGCGGGGGGATTATATCCGCCCTTGGTGCCGCCGTTGTCCCAGCATGCAAGCCCGCTGATGTTAGTCATGATTCTAACCCGTTCCCGCGCTATGCGCGATTTTCGGCGGTTCCGTGTCCGCCCTTGTTTTGTGCGGGGATTTTGCCCCGCATGGTGTATTCCGCGCCCGTGACAGTCACGGGCGCTTAGTGTTCCTAGTGTATTTATCGCACACGATAGCGATAAAGTCAAGCGGAAAATTCAAGATTCTTTAATACGCCTAGCGGTAATCCGCCTGTATCCAGTCAAAAGCCTTGCCAAGGGTATCAGGCGCGATTTGGCCAATGACCGCTTGCCTATCCGGCGTGATACGCCAAATAATGACTTTGAAAACAGCGTGCCGGTTTTCAATGGCCGTCGCTTTGGCCGTTTGCCAGTCTGAAAAACTGCCGATAGTGTGACCGATAGCAGTCTGTACAAGATAAGAGACGCTATCTTCGCTTGTGCTTTCCATGCGCCTATTCCACCACCAAGGCGTAAAGCCGTTTGACTTGCGTCAATGCGGACAATTCAAAAAAGTTTTTACTGCCGGTTGCCTCATTCAATTCGGAACAGCCTTGGATGAAAATACTGCCTGCCTCTTCGGTATCGAACCGGCGAACGGGCCGTTTGAGGCAATAGCGATGTGGGATAAAAGGATACGGTTTATCTGTAATGCTGAATCCCTGAATCCCTGCATAACCGTATCTGGCATTTGTAGACAAGACAATCAATACCGTTTGACCGTTGACGGCTTCTGTAAAACAGTTTACATCATCGCAGGAACCGGCGCCGATCCTGCAATTGTAACGCTTACCCTTGTGATCCCAGATGATGATTGACGCTGGATTGTACATATGGAAGTGCAGGGCACTTGCTGATGATTCTGTTTTCATTGTCGTGTTTTTGTACGCGTTACGCATGATTGTTCTCTCCCGTGTGTGTATGTGTTGACTCTATCCCATAGAATCGTCAGCAAGCGTCATACGCTTGTATAGTGCCTAGTGCCTTACGTTAGGCATTAAACACTATTTCATCCTTTGGGATTGTGTGCGGGTTAAATTCCGCCGCCGTTTTCACACGCTGTAAATCCGTTGGATTGGCTTGCAATCCATTGCAGGATTACATACGTCTCAGGCGAATTCACGCGCATTGTCTGATAGTCCCAACCGAAAGACAATCCGCCCGAAAAGACCGCAAGGTAACGCGACAAAAGGCGATTGTGCCAGTAGATTGCCTTATCCCGCTTGACGCCTTCACGGTGCATTTTCTGAACCCCTTGAATAATGTCCAATGTCACGATACAGCCTTGCGGTTTGATCTCGTTTACAAGCATGATGATACTCTCCCAATTGACCGTTAGGCTTAACGCAGTGTCAAGCCTTGACTGTGTGTGTGTGTGTGTGCCGCTTGTCACTACGGACAAACAGTATCTTCCTGATTTTCCCTCTCTTCTGCAACCGTATCCCGCAATTCGTTGACGCAAGCACGCGCCAAATCCCGGCAATTGGAGTCACGATAAACCGCCGTCGTATGCCAGTGTCGATCACCATAGCAGCTGCCGGTGAACGAATTATCTCCAGTCTGATAATTCCATGACTTACCGTCGTCCGTTGAAACCGTGATTGCAATGCCCGGCTTTTCATCAAATTCGTCCGCACGGTAATCGTCCGCAATGTCCGCTTTGATTGACTGGAACAGGCTGGCGATTTCTTGGATTGTCATTTTCTTGCTCTCCCGATTGCTGTTGACTGAATCATCCGGCACATTGCCGAATCACGAAATACATATATGCACGGATCATGCCAATCGGATAAAAACACTATGAAATATTTAAGTCTTTATCGGTCAATGACTTACGAAAATGACCGTCAAAATACACTACCAAATATTGTCAATTATCCGATTGACAAATTACGGCTTTTTGTGACAAAAAGTGGCCAAACGTGTAAAAAGTCGATTTTACCTTAATCTTTAAGGCATTTAATTAAATTTGACTACGAATTAAAAACTTTTTCAAAAAAAAGCGAAGTCAAAAACCCTTCTAAGGGGTTCAACACTGTATACAACCACTACGATCCGATATTTGTAAAACAGGCACCTTATATAGTCAAATCCAGGATAACATTATTATATAAAGCGTTAAAGTCCTATATATACTTTTTGACATCGAAAAAAACACATTTTCAGTTTAAAAGATAAGTTTAAAGAATTATTTTGGTTTTTAATGTTAAGTAGGTTATGTAACGTTACAACGAAAGTAAGGACGTGCAAAAATGTAACGTTACATTTCCTAAAATAGCGTATAGTGTATTAGTTTAAAGTTAGGTATCGGATTAAGTAACCCTAATTTAAAACTAATAAACTATCAATAGTGTATTTTCAATGTAACGTTACATTTTCCACTAACATAACCCTAATATTCCCTAATCTTAACCTAAGATAGGCCATAGTTACAGATTGTTCATCAACGTACAAAAGCCTATAAGGCAAATAAATCGGATTAATGCACCCGGTTTGTAAATACACTATGGCTTGTCTAACATAATTGTCGTTATCGGACTATCTGGGCTGACCGGCTATCGGCTAGGCAGAGAACCATGGCAGATAGGCACTGTGCCACCTAATATCACGACCCCCTACTTTTTTCGGGCCGTAGTGTTTTTTCTGGCACCATATCTCGAATACCCTACCGGACCAATATCACGACCCCCTACTTTTTTCGGGCCGTAGTGTTTTTTCTGGCACCCTTGGTCGGACACGACCCCCTACTTTTTTCGGGCCGTAGTGTTTTTAATAGTTCCCTGAAAACCTCTCAGCAAATAAAAAACCGGGGCACAGATGAGGCGGGCGCAAAGCGAGGCTGTGAGGACTCTTCAGGAGGGAACAACAGGAAGGGAACATAGAACAGCACCCCGGTAAAAACAGCATACCCCATCAGTAAAATTATGCCCGTATAAAAAACATCTGGACACCCGGAACACTTGGTTTATCCTGAAACAATGGCACGGCCTAAAAACACACGGACTTCAGTTGCCACGGCCTTAGCGCCCGCGTCCATAATGCCCAACGTCGCCTTCTGCTCGAAGGACGACTACCTTAGGGACGACCCCTCAGAGTCCCTGCGCAGTGCTTTGCTCCAAAATATGTTCCACGACGGGGATGACCATCGGTTGTACTTCAACCAGCACAGAGACACCTCACCGGACAACCCCCTCTTTACCCTTCAGGCACCGGAGTCCGCACCGATCAATCAGGTGCGTTCCCTGTTCTTCAAACCCAAACCCAGCCACACCGCCAACCCCCGGCCCATTACCCTCGACGATGCCTACCCCGGCATCCTCCTGACGGCATGGCGCGTCACGCGGCAGCTTTGCCTGATCCGCAACCAACTGACCTCACCGGACCAAAGCCTGTCGCTTGCGCTGCCACCGGCCAAGCCCCAACTTTGGCATATGCCCCCGGAGGACATCAACGACCAGTTTACAATATCGTACATCGACAGGCCCAACGAACACACCCCGGCACACCTCCTGAACCCCCTGCGGGCGGCAATGCGGCTTCTGCCCGAGTTCCACGCGTGGTACGCTGTATTAAGCGCCGATGCACACTTCCTGCCGCCCGAAACGCTCCTCCCCGGCGATACCCAAACTAACAACTACGAACTCGTCACCAAACCAGGAACACCACTGCTCCCGCCTCCGGTGCCGCTCTGCCACCACCTACGGCCGCAGGACGTCTCAGAGCACGGAAACGCAGGCGGGGTCTCAGACGGCTACAACCCGGAAAACCCGGCGCACGACCCGCTGCTGACCCTCTGGCTACGCACCTGTCGCAGCATCGCGGCACATAACGGCATGGACGCCACGCCGGAGGGTGCCGGGGCACTGAAGAACCTCTATAGCCCCTTCCGCGCCCGGTTGCTGCACCCCAGCCCAATTGAAGTATGCCTGTTCGAGACAGAGATGATCCTGTCCGCAGTGCGACTCTCCGGCCGCACGAGTCGCTTCGGTGCCCGCGAGTCCATGAGGTCAAAGTACAGGCTGACGATTACCGAGGCGGGGCACCTGCTGGCACTGGCGGATGAGTCCATAACCCACCTGCACCGCATGGAACGGAATGTGTCGCAGGCGCGGGCGATTGCCTCATGCGAAGAGTTGATGTCCAGCGCACAGGGTGCCGCGAACCCCGAACTCGCGCTGCGGACACACAAACAAATTGGTCTGCTGCTGGGCCTCACCAGGCAGTCGTCCGAGGACAGCGACCCGTTTGCCGACTGCCGCGATTACGTCCAGCAGCTTACGCAGGCTGACGGGTACACCCCTCCGCCCGCACAGGAGGCAGAAGATGCCGAAGAGTAAAGTAAAACTGAGCGCACCGGCCGGGTACTTTACGGCACCGGCAGAGATTAAGGCCAAGCTGTGCAACGGCGCGGGGCCGGGTAACTCGCGCTTCGGATGGGTCGTCCCCGACACGATCTACGGCCTGAGCATCACCGAGGCCGCGAACATCCACGACTGGATGTACGTTTGGGGCACGACGCAGCGGGACAAGGAAGATGCAGACACGACCTTCCTGATGAACATGTTGCGCAGCATCAACCACGGGACGACACGCATCCCCGCGCTGCGGCCGGTGCTCCTGTACTTGCGGCACCGCAGGGCCTTGAAGTATTATGAGGCCGTCGAGGCGCTCGGGGACAGTGCTTTTAAGGAAGCCCGCAAAGCGCGGCCGTCGCCAATGGTGTATATAAACCCGGACTGCTAAACACCTCACCAAAAGGAAAAGGAAAAATGGAAGCACCGCAAAACCAAGAGACGGTCATAACCGCGATGCAAGTGCTGAACGTGCTCTTGGGGGTGCTGGGAGCGATCATGTCCATATCCTGCGCATGGCTTGCGAATAAGGTGATCCTGCTGGATAACAGACTGTCTGTGGAACAGGCTGAAAGGAAGGCCAACAATTCCGAAGTCAACCGGCGGTTCCTCGAAAGAGCCAAAGAGCGGGATGAGCAGACCCGGCAGTTCAACGAACAGATCAGGATGCTCAGTAAGAAGATGGACACCAGTTCAGAGATGTTGAGAGGCGAGTTCGACAAGCTCGAAAAGAATATTGAAACGGTGCATGGGCGCATCGACAAGGTACTCACCCGAGGTCTGCTCAAACCCGGAAGTGGGTGTGAAAGAAAAGAGCTGTCATAGGGGCTTGCGCCCCGGAAAGGTAACAGATGCACAGAAAACAATTCAGGCGCACTGCGCTTGCAACGGTCGCGGCACTGCTCTTGCTTACGGTATCCCTCCTGACGCTGCCCGGTTGCGACAAGGAACAGACCCAGCAGGCAGTCGGGGCGACCGCGCAGGGCACTCTGCTCACAGGCCTGACCATTTACGGCCAGAAACACCCCGCAGAGGCCCGCAAGGCCGCGCAGGCGGTTGCAGACGTGACAGGCAAGACAATCCTGCCGTACCTCAACGGCGACGGCACCAATGTTGCCAGTACCCTGCTGGAAACAGCGCTCAGTACCGGCCTCGCAGACCTCGACCCGACCATCAAGGCCAGCATCATCAGCGCGGCAGGCATCTTGGACGCCTTTTTGCCCAAGCCAGAACCCGGAAAAGTGCTGAATCCCGACCAAGTTGCAGTGCTGAAATCGTTTTTTCAAGGCCTTAACTCCGGCGCAGTCGCCTACTTATCCGGCACTCGGCAGGTCACAGAACCGTCCGCGAAGCTGAAAAAGGCGCTCGAAAAGCCCCATTTTTGGCTCCAAAAGTTGTAAAAATTCCATTTTTAGGCCCTAAATAATGGTTTTGGGGCCAAAATAATCAAAAATTCAACTTTTGAGAGGGAGACATGCGCAATTTCGCAGAACACCCGGATGAAGAGGCTCCGGGGCACACAATCGGAAAAGTGACCAAACAGGGTGCCATTATCACGATTTTTGCCCTGATTTTGGCATTTCTGGCCACAGCCCTATTCTCCGGCTGTGCCGTGAGTCGCTTGGACGCTTCCGTTACTTCAGGGCACTCGGGCGACATCACCGGCACGGTCGGGATCACCTTCCGGGAGTTCCAAGGATCGGACGACGACATCCTCGCCATCGTCAATACCAACCGCGAGGTCGTGTTCCGGCAGGGATTGCAGGCCATCGGCAAGCAGGGGGAACGTGCGGCCGTGTTCGGCAACAACTACCCCGGCACCGATGCAGAACTGCATCAGTGCGTCAACGACGCCGTAAAGAACATCATCGGTCTGGTGAGGGTCTACGGCTTCGATCCGCACAACATAGTCCTGTACGTCAACGATGAGTGTACTGCCGCGAGCTACAAAGCATCCGCCAATTGGCTTTTGACAGACAAGACGGCACCACCGGGCCGCAGGTTCTTTGGAAACTCGTCACACGGTGCGCAGGATGCAGACAACACAGGCATCCTGCGCGACGTGATCGTTACTTGGGACATGGTTAAAACCGGCCGGTGGGACGAGACGACCGAGGTGCCTTGGGAATTGTGGCACGACAGTATACGGCAGGCCCCGGAAGGCGTCTCGTTCGTGGTCCTGAACGATTGCTGCCACGCGGGCGGGATAATGAAGCTGATAGGCCCTGCGCCCTTGCCAACGGCCGGGACGCCGCAAAGGCTCGTTAGGTCGCTGGAAGGCCCCGCAGAGGTCCAGAAGCGCGTTGCAGAGGCCCGCAAGAGGCATACGCGGGCCTTGACGACCACGAATGCCCAAATCAAGCGCGGGACTGTGTTCGCCGTCTGCCGCTCAGACCAGTTAGCAAGCGAAGGGGAGACAGGAGGGGCGGGCACGGATGCTTTTTGGGCAAGTGCTCGAAGTATGCCGGATAAGTACAGTATCCTGCCGATAATCAAGGCCTCAAACGCGCACATGGCCCAGCGGGGCTTTAAACAGAACATGAACCCCGTTGGCCGGTTGGATACCCTCTGGCCCAAGTAGGACATCAGATGTCCAACCAACAACAAAAAAAAGGAAGGGCAGGGCCGGTAACAAGGCCCTGCCCTAAAATGGAATGACCAAGGTACACCCGGAGTTCAAGAGAGTCTATGATGAGTGCCGGAACGATATTTTCCGGTTCACGCACTACATGGGATTTAAACCGACTTGGCAACAGGCCGAGATTCTGCAAGCGGTAAAGGACGGCCACAAATATATTGCTGTTAAGTCGGGACAGGGACCAGGGAAAACCACGACGAGTGTTATGATCGGCCTTTGGCGAGCCTTCAGGCGATACAAGGCATGTACTGTCATCACCGCCCCGACAATGCGCCAGTGTAAAGACGTATGGCTTAAAGAGGCCCGTCTTTGGAACTCAAAAGCGCATCCGGCAATTAAAGCCAGTTTTAATTTCCAACTTACAAAAGCGGAAATATTGAAGGACCCGGATTGGGGCGTCAAGCTATTCACCTCAACGTCCACGGAAGCCGCACAGGGATACCACAACGAGTTTTTGTCTGTAATCATGGAGGAGGCTTCCGGCGTACCTCGCGAAATTGTCGAGCAGGTTATGGGCACCCTGTCTAACCCTGACATGCTTTTTTTACAGATTGGAAATCCCAACTCCCGCGACTGCGCTTTTTTCGATTGCTTCAACAGGCAACGGGAACATTGGAAGACAATCACACTCAATGCCGAGGACACAGCACGGGACTACCCGCATATTGTCAGCCCGCAGCGCAACCAGCGGCTTGAAAAAGAATATGGCCGCAACTCGAATGTATATCGAGTTCGTGTGTTAGGAGAGTTCCCGCAATCAGACCCGGATGCGGTATTGTCCAGCGAGGAAGTGGAAAAGGTCATTTGTCGCAGCGACGACCATCCCAACTTTTTTGAAATCGCCAACGAACCGCGCAAACCGGGCAAACCCCCGGCGCGTCAAATCTCAATTGACTTCGCCCGCTTCGGTGGCGACGAGAGCACTATATTCAAACGCCAGGGCAATGTCATTGCCGAATGGCGGGCCGACTCGTTCGTGGAGCCTTACGTCACGCTGGCCAAGGCGATTGAGATGCAGCGCAGTTCCGCGTGGTCGGATGATGAAACGTGGTTTGTGCCCGATGCCAACGGCATGGGCGAAAGCATGATGTATCACCTGTACCAAGCAGGCAAGCATGTCAAGGAATTTAAGAATCAGTGCCGCGCTTTGAAATCAGAGATGTATGCGGACATCATCACCGAGGCGTGGTTCCATTTCAGGAATCTCGTGCGCGAGCGAAAGTGCCTGATCCCCGACGACAACCTGCTCATCAAGCAGCTTTGCGGACGCAGATATACGTTGGACGCAAAGGGCCGCATTAAGATCGAGAGCAAGGACGATTACAAGGCACGTAATGACGGCCAAAGTCCCGACAGGGCCGAGGCGCTGGTGATGGCGTTTTACGACGATGTGGAGTCGTCAATGGTTACGGCAGTTAATCAAAATAACAACGTGAAGATTGCCGGGAGGTAGGAATGCTTTGTGCTTGCGGCCGCAGGTTTAAGGTTACTAACACCCATACCAAGGGCCACATCCGAGTGAGGCGCATGGAATGCGGCAATGTAAGCTGCAAGCCCCGCGTGAGCCTTGAGGTGCTGACACCGGCAAGGATGCCCAGCGCCAGCAACCTAGCGGCCCGCAAAGGGATTGAGGCCCAAGTTAAAAAGGCCCTGTCCCCTTTTTATGCGTGTGTGACCGCTTTGTAGTTGTTGTAGTTGCCCAGCGCGGGGCAGAGCGTCGAGGGGGCCAGCATCAGATAGCGCGTGACGGCATTTGCATTGGTGTAGGTGATCGTGACCAACCCGGATGAGTTGGATTGGAAAACAATATCTTTGCCGCTGGTGAGCGTTTCAATGGCCGTTGTGCCCGCCCCAGCCGAGATACTACCGTTGGTCGCCACAGTGAAGTCAGTCAGGCTGTCCGTCAGGCGCACCCGCAGATATACCTGCTCCGCTAGGTTTGCCCCGTTGGCGTCCTGCAATTGGAAAGTCACAGTCGAGGGGCTTCCGACATTTCCCTGAACTGAAATGGTCTCTTTCCATGTGCGCAAAGCGCCCTTGAGGGCAGCGAAGTTAGCATCAACATCCGCATCCCATGACGCTTGATTGGACAGAACTGTGAGAAGGTTTAGAAGCTGCTGCATGACTATCTCCGGGTTACAGTGATGGTTTTGACTGGTGATTTGTAGGTGCCAAGCTGCTGGTAATACTGCACCTCAAAGGATGCGGGTTCGCTTCCACCGAAGTCAGAGACCAGTTGAGCATTTGTGTATTGTTTAGAAGTTCCTGCCGAGACCTTGAAAGTGCGGCGAACACTATCGTCGGAAATACGAACGATCTTGATTTGAAGATCACCATCCATGTAGACCGCATCTGCCGAATGCACTTCCCCGGCAAGTTGTGTTCCGGCCGTAAAACCGTTGGCCGAGCGAGAGCGGTTTGACCACATAAAAGTAACGGCAGCACCGGATGCCCAAGTGTTCCAACGAATCCATTGGCCGTCATCCGAGCGGAAATTTACGGGAGAGAGCGGGCGCATGGAAACGCCCAAAATCCCGTTCAGCAATTCGTTCTCTACATCATCAAATTCTACAAGCCGGTCAGAGATGAAGGGGATGGACCAATAGGCGACCCTCTTGGTTGCCCCAAAGATGTTTTTGTTTAGCTGATTGATTTCATCAACCGGGAAAATCCAGACGCGAGCGCCCGTGGTGTGCGATACCCTGTCCGTGGTCCACCGACCGCGAATGATGCCATCCAATCGGTAGTAATTCCCCGAGGTATGGACCAACTGCTTGAAGAAACACCATTCATCTCCGATGATTGCGACATTCGTACCCTTGCGCCAATCCTCCTCGTTGTCGTCCCCGGTCAAGTCCTGAATATCCCCCATATCCACATTAGAGGACAGGATATGGACAAGGGGGCCGGTCTCGGACAAAGCAAGGGCATCCGACAGGTCCTCTGCCAAGTCCCCGTAAGTGTGCTTATACTCGAAGGCGAAATCAAACAACTTTGGGGATGGCTCTGTGCCCGTTACTGAGGCCAAGTTTGTCATGTACACCTGTGCGCCGTCGATTGCCGGGTTGGCCCTTTCCCGCAACAACATCGTTGTGATTTGTTTGTTCAGGCAGAGAGCATACGGCAACTCAATCAGTTCAAACACAATGTCCGGTTCCGGGCTGTAGTCCACGGATGAGGCCGGGGTGTCGTCATCAGGGTATGCGGCATTGGCGGGACTGTAAATGTCCTCCATGCCTTCGACGGTGCAAAGAGGGGAGTCGGAACGTCTTTCGATAGAGAAGATACGGATGACCCTGCCATCAGGCAACTCCAACCGTTGACCGGCATTCAAATAACGCGATGCCCTGACCGTTTGGATTTTTACAGCAATGGGCGATGTCAGGTCCTCTACAGATCGCCGGTCACAGACCCTGTTCGCAATCTTCCGGCTGATGACAGTCTCTAAAACTGTATTTTGAATCTTCGGTGCGCCCTGCTGCAACGATTCGGCATCGTCCCGAAACGAAATAACATTGTCCTTGAATTTGATGCTTCTGTCAGAGAACGTGTATTGCACAGCCGAGGCTCGATACCGGGGACCGATGGACACCGCCTTCTCGATAGAAGGTGGACAAAGGGAGGAGGCCGGAAGGACGGGCCACACCTCCGCCTCCATGGGGGAGCGGACGGGCAGGACAGTAAGCAGGTCCCCTGTTTGCGTCATCATTAGGGAACAGTCAGCCATGATGTTCCCAATGGTTTCGCTCGCCTCTTTCCCGTCCATGGTTCTCAGGTTTACCGGAATGCCCTCCTCGTCCAGCAGCACCCCAAGTTCTTCCATTTTTTCGAGATTTATATTTTCCACCGGCATACCTACGCCGTGAGGGTACGGCTCTGTCATCAGTTCATACAGCGCATGTGCGGGGTTGATACCGTCGTTGGTGTTGTTTCCGTCCCCCTCCATCCACGCCGGGGAATCAGAGAGGTAGTCATCCTGAAGAGTCTTTACCGTGAGTTCATATTCCAAAGTGGGCCATGAGTTCATAATCTGAAGCTGCTTGCGGTCCCATAGAATATAGCACAGGTAGGGCCAGCGGGAGTTGATACCGCTCTGCGCAGCGAGGATCGAATTCACCGGCTGGTCAGGCTCTCCCCAATAGATATAAAAAGCCCCTTTGCCGGATTTCAATGTGATTTTGGTGCCGCTGGGGTGAGTGTCGGGGGTAAGGGTTGTTTCAGTTGTGTCCTTTTTTGGGAAGATAAGTTTTCCGCCTTCCCAAATACGATGCAGGGCCGCAGCAGGCCCGACACACAAAATATGCCAGCCTTGTTGTGTGGCCACAGGACCCCGTGTAGTGGACCCTTGAGACGACCCTGTGGGCGAAGTGTTGAGCCATGCAACAAGTGGGGCAATCTTCTGTGTTCCCAGAAGGCGAGGCACAAAAGAACCGCGTTCAGCTAGGGTGGGCTGGGCACGACCCGTCGGTGTTTTCGGTTTCCCTGGACGAAATAGGAAATAGCTGGCGGCGCTCAAAGCCAAAGAGATGGCCAGCCCAATCAGCGTGACCGCATATGCGGGAAGCACAACCGCCAGAGGTGGGGCTAGATCGTAGGGCATCTGAAGACTCGGCGAGGGATATAATCGAAGACAGAGCAGGGACAGACTCCCCCGCTGGGCGTAGTATGCCACGCACGGGGAATGTTTTCAAGAATTAAAACATGATGCAGACTGTTACTGACCGACAACAGAACATCCATTGGTAAAAGGGCACTCACAGATACGAAAGCCACTTCCTCATAGCCCCATCGTGTTTTGGCGTGTTTTAATATCTGTACAAGCTGTTTTTGATCGTTGTATGAGAGAGGAGGAAAAGGCTCTGTGTCGTTGAAAAAATCTTTGAGCACTCCGAACACAAAGCCCAGGCAGGAGGCTCCGTAATCCTTTTCGGACACTGCCCGCTTGTACGGGGTGTTTTCCCATGACCGGATCACATTACGCAGGCGCTCCGAGTCCATTTAGTCACCGTATTCAAAGAGGGGATTGAAAGAGGGGATAAGGATGCCACAGCCTCCAAACTGCGACTCATTGTTCCATTTGTTTTTGCAGTCGCTTTTTGTTTTGTTGCATCCGGGGGTGAGCACAACGCTCTGCCCAACCCATGAAAGAGGCACCTTTGCATTGAACACTAAAATGTCAGGAGAGGGCTGGGATCGAATGGTTAAGGATTGCCCCAAATAGGTCGCGTAGCCTTTGACGTAATAGGGAGTAGCATGAGCAGAAGAGTCGATCTGTACGGTGCGGTCGTCAACAGAAAGAACCGTGACTGTGTTGCGAATGCTGGATAGATCGAAGTTGCAACCGCGACCGCCGAAGGACCAAGGGCACAGATTTTCGGCCGGGATGCCAAGCCCTGTCACAAAGTAATCTTTCAACCCCTTGACCGTGAGTTTAAGCACCCCCGTTTTCCCGTTGTCGTTATACGAAATCATCCCCACTGAGCCTTTAAAAACAGTGCGGCGAGTGGTTTCCCCCGTCAGCATCTCCATCTCTTCAACGGTGCAAACAACGTACCCAAAGCTTTCGTTGTTTACGAATTTATCGAAGGGAGAAACGGCAGGCATACGAATCTCGATAGGCTCATCCTTCACAGCCCCGGACTGCGCCCTGAAGTCAATTTCGCATGAGGGAAGTGCCTCAAAAAGATGGGCTGTCCCATCCGTCCATTCCTGATTGAACGTGATGTATCTTTTTGCTTGACCCAAGAACTCGAATGTGATGAGGTTGGCATAAATACCGGCTGGCTCTGTTGCCAGTTCGGTTTGATCGCCAGAGGGCAGGATTGTCAAGTCCGAAAATTCGATGCTCGCCTCGTTAAGCACCTCGACCAGCGGAAGAGAGGCGCTGCACACGTTGATTGTTTCAAAACTCAGTTGCAGGGCGTCGGTGTCGAAGCGCACGAGATACGCGGGAACAACCCTACAGATGTCACCAAAAGAAGGGGTTGAATCGAACTCAGGAACAGTAACGGTGTCAAACCCGCCGCCCGAAGAGACAGAAGAAATTTCACGGATGAGGACAGAGCCATCGTTCAGTTCGATGGCTAAATGAGAAAAATAAGTCCAGTCCAGATTCTCAATGCTGGTGGCTACTACGACCGTTGTATTTGTTACGGACGTACAGGTGAACGGGGAGGAAATATCAGTAAACCAGAAAGGCAGAAGCCTCCCGGCCCTCCCCTCAAAAAAGGCAAGCAGCGTCCACGAGTCCAGACGGGACATTTGAAGCACAGGAACATCAAACTTCCACACCGGCCGGTCCCCAAAAACCTCTAATGTTTCACCTCTGCCGATTTGAGCATATGATCCGGTGCGGGCTGCGGTCATGTTGATGGAGCCAGACCAGTCCGCAGGGAAACGAAAAACAGGATAGCCCAGTTGCTCGGAGTCGTCCTCCGCCCCAATCTCTGTGGACATTTTTAGAGTTGAGGGGCCAAGGGACTCCGCAGCGGTAAATGCAAAGGTCGCCACAGAGTCCGTGATGAATTGACTTTGCGTTTCGAGAGATACCAAGCACTCCATGAGGGGAAATACAACATCGCCATCGCCCCAGTCCTCTAGCGCAGCGTCCAGATGGAGGGCCATTTCAAAAGGGGGCGATAGCACTTGAGCGACTTCAAAAGAAGGCAGATAAGTGGCTTCTTGGGAGAGGTGTGCCAGAACCACGCGCCCATTCAGGCAGAAGTGCCGGAGCAGAGGGTCATCCTTAAAGTTGAACACGCCACTGCCTTCGATAGGGTCGCTGAGTCTGCACTCATCCATGTATACAGGAATAAGGGCCTTGGCTTCTCCGAAGCGACCCATGAATGCCTTGATCTGAGCCACCTGTCCGCGACCGTGAACAGTGAACGATCCTTTAACGGAACGGTTAGGTCGGTCAATCAAGCCCCAACGCTGTTCGGCCCCATTGATGGCTTGCTCAATGGCCGTTTGGAAGGACGTTTCGAGAACGCATGATTTCGACCAATTGTGTGTGAACAGGTAACGCAATGCCCAAAGATTATCAATCCCGGCCTGAGTGCCTGCGGCAGTGATGCTGCTGGGGTTGACATCCGCCATTTTTAGTTTCTCTTATATCCGTTATCGTTCAGCCAGCGGTGAAGGGAATTGCTGCCGCCTGCAAGCAGTCTACTCAGGCTTTGCTCATTGGCAACCACATATGCGGGAACAGGACCGGATGAAGAAGAGGGCGAAGGCATCGCGCTCGTACTTGCCCCGCGACCGATCAGGCCACCTTCAGCATAGCCCATGCGAGGCCGCGAGGAAATCCCGCGAGACCCGGAGAAACCCAGCGCGGCGCGAACAGATTGAGGGTTCATAAACCCGCGATTCAGGGCGTCGAAGAAATCGGCACCGTAGGCCATGACCGATCC